GCCTACCAGAAGCGGTTCATCCCAGCGTTGGAGAAGCTGTTGAAGATGGTCGACCAAGGCCACACGGTCGCGCTGATCACCCACAGCCGCAACATCGAGCTGGCCGAAGGCTGGCTGGGTGGCCACGGCTACCGCAGCAAAGTCGACACCAGAGCGATCCAGGCCGACGAGATCGGTCCCGGCACCATCCTAGAGATCGACTTCAAAGGCGGCAAGCTGAAAGCGAAGAAGGCGTTCGAGGTGAAGAAAGCGCAGGCACGTCCGGCCACACTGAACCTGCGTGTGCACGGGATGAGCCGCACACCCGACGGCGGCTACAGCTACCGGATGATCACCCGCGACGGCCACTACATCGGCCGCACCAACCCGACCAAGCATCGGGCCCGCAAAGGAGAATGCCTGAAAGTGCAGGCCAACGACTTCATGCAGGACGCCAACCGGAACGTGCAGTGGACCAACCCGAACGTGGTCAGCCACTACACCGAAATGCCGCCCCATTCGTGGAACGAGGTGCTGGACATCATCGGCGGAGATATGCTCGGCAAAGACTTCGCCGAAGGTCCGGCCGGAGACGCTCCCCCCTCCAACGACGTAGGCGACGCTGCCGCCGGACTGGAAGGGCAGGGCGAGGCTGGCGCGATGGCAGCCGTTTCCGGCCCCACCATCTCAGACGTTCACGTCAATGTCCCCCTGAAGAACATCTCGATCATGTACGCCAACCGGCGCCTGAAATACCAGGTACAGAAGGCGGACAAGCACCGGCAGCTGATCTACGGCGTCGTACTGGAACCAAACGCCCTGGACAGCCAGGACGACTGGATGATCCCGCAGGAGGTCGAGTCGGCCGCCCACAAGTACATGAAGAACGTGGCCAAGGGGAAAGCGTCGGTGTCGAAGCTGCAGCACGCACGCCCCGGATTCTTCAAAACGAACAAGCCAAGCCTAGTCCCGGTCGAGTCGTTCATTGCCCCCACCGATTTCACCTACGACGGCACAGAGATGGTGAAGAAGGGCACCTGGGTGATGGTGTTGCACTGCGAAGACCCGGCCGTGTGGCAGGACGTCCTGGACGGCAAATACACGGGCCTGTCCATCGGCGGCACCGGCATCCGCCGCGACATGCAGATCCCCCAATCCGAAACCGGATATATGCGGCAGGAGCCGCAGGATTGGATGGTCGGCCGGTAGCTTCCGATACCGCTGCACGTGAGGTTTCTCGGAGGAGTAGATGGGGACGAGGTTTCTGTCGTCCGCCGCGCCGCGAATAAGCGGCGCTTTCTGCTGCTGAAAGGGGATGACCAGTTGGACAGCGAGCTTGACGACATTCTCGAAGTCCCCTGGGAGCGAGAAGGCGCCCTGCTTGATGAGATCCGCAAGGACGGGATCATGGACGAGACCGTCGAGCGGGCCGTTGTCGCTGCCGTACGCCTACTCAAAGGCGTGGAGGGGGAGTTTTCTCCCGAGCTGGTAGAGAAGCTCGGCACCGAACTGTACGGCCGTAACAACCCGAAGCTGAACTCGACGTCGGTGAAGTCTCCCACCGAGCTGTTCGGCGACGAAGACGCCGACGAGGACGACTCGTACGGGTCCGCGTCCGGGGCCGACAAGGACGGTTCCGGTTCCGGCACCGATCTGGAAGGAACGGCGTCCGCCCCGAAAGTCGCCCAAGATTCCGACGGGAACGACGCGGAGCCAGACGACGACGCTGACGACAGTAAGGGCAAGAAGAAAAAGAAGCTGCCGTTCGGCGGCCGCAAGGCGAAGCCGTTCAGCAAAGCTGAGACAGATTCCGATAGCGGCGATGTGGCAAACGAAGTAGAAACCAACGAAGGGGGCACAGTGGAAGTCCAGGTGCCGGTTCGCAAGGAAGACGGGACGTGGGACCTCTCTGGCGTCCCTGTTGAGAGCCGACCGTTCTTCGAGGAGATCATCTCGAAGGCGGACAAGACAGAGAGTGAGCTGGCAGAGACGAGGGAGGAGCTGGCCAAGTCGCAGGACGATCTCCGTCACCGCGACATGATCCAGAAGGCCGCCTCCTACTCGCATGTCGCTCCGACCGACGACCTCGCTCCGATCCTGAAAGAGGCGTCAGAGAAGTTCGATCCGGAGACGTTCGAGAAGCTGGAAGCGCTTCTCAGCGGTGCCGAGGAAAGAGTCGCCAAGGGCGGCTTGTTCACGGAGATGGGACGCGCGTCACTGAACGACGGCGAGACCAAGGAAGGCCCGTGGGCGCAGATCGAGAAGATGGCATCCGACCTGGTCGAGAAGTCAGGCGAGCTGTCGCAGGAGCAGGCGCTCGACCGGGTCCTTAAGACCGCCGAGGGTGCCCGCCTGTACGAGCGTTACCAGGCCGAGGAGTACCACTACGGTGCTGGCAACGGGGGGGTGGCATAAGTGGCTGGACCTGCTTTCGGCACCAACGTAGGCTGGGATTTCACCTTCACGTGTAACACGACGATGGCGTCAAACCAGTTCAAGTTCATCCAGCTGGCATCGACCGGGATGATCGCCACTTGCGCGACCGGGCAGAGGGCACTCGGTGTCCTGCAGGACGCTCCGGTCGGCACGACGGCGATCCCGATCGGCTGCCAGGTCAGGACTGGCGGGCCAAGCAAGGTGCTGTGCGGCGGATCGTTCAACGCAGGAGATCTGCTCTCCTCCGACTCGTCCGGCCGCGCAGTCAAGTACACAGGCGCAACGGTGTTCACGGGTACCCCGTACACCGTGTCTGGAACCCAGGTCCTCGGCGTGGCAATGGAAGCCGGGTCCACGGGAATCATTTCTTCGATGCTGTTCCAGCCTTCCGGGCTGGTTGCGGCGGGCGACTAAGGGAAGGGGTGAGACCAGCAAATGGCTGAGCCATATCTTGCCCAAGTACACGTTAACCGCCCGCTGACGAACATCAGCCAGGCGTACATGCAGGACTCTTCGGACTACATCGCCGACAAGGTGTTCCCTGTCGTGCCGGTACAGAAGCAGTCCGACAGGTACTTCGTGTACACGAAGGGCGACTGGTTCCGGAACGAAGCACAGGTCCGTGCCCCGTCGACCGAGTCGGTCGGTGGCGGATACAACCTGGACAACACTCCGTCGTATTACGCTCCGCTCTACGCGTTCCACAAGGACGTCGACCCGCAGATCCGGGCCAACTCCGATGTGCCGCTGAACGCCGACCGTGACGCGACGCTGTGGATTACGCACCGGATGCTGCTGGCCAGAGAGGTTCTGGTTCAGGCAACGATTCTGGCGGTGTCCACGTGGACTGGTTCCACGACCGGGGCGGACATTGTTCCGTCGCCGCAGTGGAACCTGGCCAACTCGACGCCGCTGGAAGACATCGAGGCGCAGGTGTGGTCGATCAAGCAGAACACAGGCAAGTTCCCGAACAAGTTCGTGTTGGGGCCGCGCGTGTGGGAGGTCTTGAAGAACCACGACGAGATCGTGCAGCGCATCAAGTACACCCAGCGTGGTGTGGTTACGACCGATCTGCTCGCGTCGCTGATCGCTCCGCCTGGCGTGGACAACTTCCAGGTGCTCGTTGCTGCCGCGATCATCAACAACGGCAACCAGGGTGGCGCTGACAGCTTCGCGTTCATCGCTCCGACCCTGGACGCGCTGCTGCTCTACGCGGAGCCGCAGCCGGGGATCATGGTTCCGTCGGCCGGATACATCTTCACCTGGGTAGGCCTTCTGGGTGCGGGCGCGTTCGGAAGCAGGATCAGTCAGATCCCGATGCCGTGGCTTGGCATCGGCACGATCCGCATCGAGGGCGAGCTTGCCTTCGCTGTCAAGATCGTCGGCGCCGATCTCGGCGCCTACTTCCACACGGCGGTGTCTGCGTAAATGCCTCACATCGTCTTCTCCTACGTCGCGGTTAAGCCCATCAAGGCCGAACATCCGATCGGTTCTGGTCTAATCGTGGATTACGAGCCTGGGGATGTCATCCCTGCGGGCGAGTGGGGACGCGCGGCCGACAATCTGGTGGAACTCGGGAAGGCCGCCATGATGGCCATCAACGTCCCAGACGACGGCGAAGACTGGCCCAGCGTGGGGCAGCTGCCTGATCCGGCTGCCCCAACAGGGCACGGCCTGTCTGACCCGACCCACTCCTACCTGAACTACGAGGGAGTGGAACGGGATGCCGTCCAGCCCGTAAGCGAGGACGAACCAGAAGCCGAAGAAGAGGAAGACCAGGGTGACATGTCACACTCCTTCCCGGAACACACAGGGGGTGGCTGGTACACGCTGAGTGACGGGTCGCGGGTACGCGGCGAAGACGCGGCAACGGCGGCAGAGGCCGCGTTAGGAGGGTGACATGAGCAATGTCGCTGACGAGGGACCGCCTGGCGATCAGTACCCAAACCAGGCGATGGGAATGGATTTCTACACGGACGCGAACACCGGCACCACGAACGCGTTCTCTTCGCCGATCCGGCTGAACGGCTGCACGCTCAGCGCCGGTGCGGGGCTGCCGACGATCGGCGGCAACGTAAACGACCTGTACATCAAAACGGATGCTGCTGGTGAGACCACCTATTTCTACCGTTGCACGACTGCCGGTACTGCCGGTAACGCGGTGTGGACGGCAATGGGTGGCGCATAAGTGGCACTCACGTCCGGAACGGTTGCGGTCGATACCACGGTGGGAGGGAAACAGATCGTCCCAGCCCCGAACCCGACCTATGGCCAGTCGCAGGGCGGGTATCAGAACCCGAACAGGAGCATCTTCTTGTCCAACAGCTCAGGAGCGACCGTGTTCCTCGGCCCGCAAGGCGTGACAACGGCCAACGGGTATCCGATGGCTGCGTCCACGACCTTGCAGATCCTGCTCCATCTGGACGAGGCGATCTACGGGATCGTGGCATCGACCGGATCAAACGTTTCCTTCCTGGCGTCGGGATCCTGATGAGCCAGATTGTGGTTGCTCCCCGTCTTCCCAGCTTCAACAAGGAGACGTATAGGAGCCCGTTCGACGCTGACGGAGACATGGTTGTCGACTGTGAACTGTGCGGCTACCACGCGATGGGCCCGCGCAGACAGATGGGTTTACTGATGAAACAACATCACCGCATGTACCACTCAGAAGAAAAAGGCGTGGTTCTGCTGAACCAGCCCCGGCAGTAAGCGAAGGGAGTGAGAAATGGCTGCGAAGACTTACACGATCATGAACGGAGCGGTGCCGGGTGCGGCAGCAGCGGTGTCGATCACGACAGGCACGGCGATCAAGACGATGATGCAGTTGCTCACCACGGCAGGCTGGACCTACCGTGTCGTGGAATGGTGGACGGAGTTCAACGGCTCCGCGGCAGCGACGCCGATCACGGTTGAGCTGATCGCCAACACCACGGCGCCGCAGACGACGCTGACGACATACGCGTCCGCGGACATCGCACCGGCGAACGACCCGAACGCGTCGTCTCAGTCGACGGGCTCGATGTTCTCGCTGGCCTCGAACGCTTCCGGGTTCGGTACCGGGGCGACGGAGGTTACGCCGACAGGCACGGTCCGCAACCTGTCAACGCACTTCGTTCCGCCCACGTCTGGTATCTACATCCAGTATCCGCTCGGGCGCGAGCCGGAGATCGTGCAGGCCGGGTTCCTCCGCCATCGCACCACGGCGGGCGCTGCGGTCAACTGCTACGTCGGTATCACGGTCGAGGTCTAAGATAGATCTCGGTTGAACTGGCTACCTCAGAGGGCCCCTTCGGGGGCCCTCTGTCGTTAAGGAGGCGTATGCTGCCGTCCATGAGCGAGATACCAGAAATCATGGGTGCCGGTCTTACCGGCCGCCGCCAGATCGTCCGGGACGTGGAGCTGCCAGTCGACGAAGACGGATACGAGATTCCTGTTGAGTCCAAGGCGATGCCGTCTCCTTGTATCAGGACCATGCAGATTGGTTGCGATTGTCCTGTGGACTGTCCGGGCCGACAGCGGGACGGCTCTTGTCTGGCAGACATCGTCCGGCGTGCCAACCAGCACGGGATCGACTGGATGTTCGAAGTCAGCCACCAAGGCGAACGGCTGTGGTGGGACTACAGCGGACCGCCTATCCCGAAGGAGAAATGATGGCAAGGCAACGCACAAGCAAACCGAAGAAGGTCTCCCACGAGCATGTGATCCGCTGCCTGGGAGGAAGCCCCATTGTGGCTGCGGCCAC